AGCAAACTGCGTTCATCCGTCCAAGCAGCGATTTGAATAACAGCGTTTTCCAACGAAGTTTCATTCAAGTCAGCCGGTGTTGAAGGGATGTTGCTGTTAGTTCCGCCAGATACCAGCGGGTGAGCAGACGAAAACAGAGCAACGCCATCGCCACCGGGGTAGCTGCTGGAGAAACCGTTGTTTAGGACGTTAGCCGCTTTAACTTGCTTTGTGTACGACATAGCACGAGCCAAAGCTTTGGTGTAACGAGCCGACAGTGAGTCGTACAAGTTATCCTCGATAGCCTCTTCGGTCAGCGAGAAACCAAGAGCAATAGTTTCGTGGTTGTATCGTGCAGTCCAAGCTTCTTGTGCATTGTCATAACGAATGGCACTGCCCTCGTTTTTAACAGGTGCAGCAGTAAAGCCAGACAGTTTTGTTTCTTCTTCGAAGGAACGCTCGGAAGTCTCTGTTTCGTAGATTTCCTTGTGCTCTTCGCCGTAACGAGCGTACTCCAAACCGAACAATGCGTTCAGGCCGGGGAGCAGCTCTTTCAGTAGTTGTGCGCGTGAAATAGCCATTATTTATGCTCCTTAAATGCCTGTCGGATTCAGATACGAATGTCCGCCGGTCATAGTGGTTACAGCGGTGTTAGCGCCAGCCAAGTTAACGGTAACCGTGGTAACTGCATACGGTGCGTTGAACTTACAAATGTATTCGCAATAACCGTTTGCGCCATTTGAAGTATCAGGCACGATGTCCACGATACGGATTGGGAACGATGCAGTAGTTGCGGTGTTAGCACCCCAGATACCGACAGCCGAATCGCCAGTAGTGTTAGAACCAGCGTTTTGGCATAGAGCAGCGTTTGCGCCAATAATTTCTGAACTCAAGAAAGTTACAGTCGTATTTGAACAAGTAGCTACTTTAAACAAAACATCAGGATCGTCAACTACATAAGCCTGAGCATCGGGTGCTGCTGTACTAGCAGTCCAAGACTGTGCAAATGTTTTTTGGCTAGTAGAAGGGTTGGTAAAAGTACAACCCAGAAAAATGCCAACCGGTGTAGCTGTGCCAGTACCAGTATCCTTTTGGATAGTACCGTCAGCAGCAAGCTTAACCACGTCACCGTAGTAAATGCTAGTAGCATAGCCACTAACAATTCTCATTAGGCGAGTGGAACCGGCGTACACCTGACCACCGATCAAATTGACCGGCTGCAAGCCATACGGCTTGTCAACTGTAGGATATGCCATAGTTAAACTCCAAAAAAGTTAAAATTTACTTACCTCTGCCAAACGACGTATCCGACTTACGCTCTGAAAACAGAGGCATACGCGGGTCGTTTTCACGCATAAAACTATTGTCGATTGCAAGCGTTTGCGCCTGAGTCTGGTCGTTGTAGTAGTTACTACGCTGTTCCACAAACTCGGACGGAGTCTTACAAAGCAACAAACCACCGATCTCGATATTGTCCTTAAAGCGACTAGACGGATCGATTAGCAGTTGGAATTTAGGTTGCTCAGTAATTTTTACTGGCTCCCAGCCTTCGCGCATTTTTGCTGACAGGTTACGCGGATCGGAGTTATTTAACGTCGAAACACGAATCCACCTGTAGTTAAAGCCCGGTTGCTTATCTGGTTCAGGTAGCAACTCCGCAGGTGCCCACTGCTTAGGGCGCATCTGCGTCTCACGGGTTTCAAGTTCACGAGTCAATTTAGGTTCAGCCATTATTTATTCTCCAATTTAAGAACTTCACGAGCATATTGCTCCGGGGTTAATTTAAATTTCTTAGCCAGCGCTGCTTGGGTCGCGGTTAATTTAATCTGCCTCGGGGCCGTGCTGCGTTTGGCTGAAGCTACGACTGTACTCGTCTTACGCTGCGGTTTGGAGTCAGCGGAGTCATCGTCTTCGTCTGGCGTGGCTTGGAACGCCTCGGGAAATCGCTTACGTATTGTTGTGTCAATACGCTTATAGTAGTCATCAGTACCAATATATTGTGTGCCGTACTGTTGAGCTAGCTTTTCATGCAAACCAAATGCCGCTTGAGTCATCTCAGGGTCTTTTTGAAACCATGACTCGTTACGTGTCACCCAGTTTGCGTATTTACCATCAGGGGCAGCGTTTTGGGGCTGAGCCTGAGTTTGCGGCAGTTGTACCTCATTTTCTACATCTTGTAAAGTAGGTCTAAAGTTTTTTGCTTTATCCGCCCTAAGCGTAGCCTCTGTTAACTCCTGCTGGGCGTTTATTACTTGGTCGTTATCATAGGATTCTAAAGCCTGTTTGTACCTATCTTTTGCCATCTCTAGGTCGCGGTCAGCCGCGTACCGCATGGTTGAAAGGTACTCTTCTTCGCCCGTTTTAAGGGTTGCTTTAAGGCGGCGGTTTTCTTCAAGTATCCGATTAGCCGCCGCGCTGTGTCTTTTTCACGCCGCTCGTCGTTCCAGACCTTTTTATACTGTTTTAAGCGTTCTTTTGCCTTTTCGGAATATTCTTCAAGCTCATCAGCTTCAAGCTCTTGGACAATCTCCTGAGGCATAGGTTGCCTACCCCTATCTTCGGCAGGTGTATCGTCTTCAATCTCAATTTCTAACGTATCTTCAGGCTCTTTACTTTCAATCTCGTCAGGAAACTTGTACTCATTTTTCTCAAATGTTGCCATTTTATTACCTCCTATGCCCGTGAAATGCCGCGTGGATCATCAACCACGGCTTCTACAGAGTCTTCATTAAGCAGACGGAACTCCCGTCCGTGGATTTTTAAGCGGGTGCCTGAGTTTGGTCTGGCTAAAATAAAGTCGCCTTTCTTACACCACGGGCCATTTGGGTAGCGTTCCTTGTCTGTATAGCAATCAGGGCCAAGGTCTACTACGAAAAACACGGTAGCCAGCACTTCCTCGATCCGACGAGTTTCGTCAGACTTAATAAGGCCACTGTCGTACTTCTCTTCTGCTTCGGGTAGTGCCACTAGGATGTGCCAGCCAGAAGGTTTAGGCAGTTGTGTTGCCTTCTCTTCTGCGGTTTCAGGTAATACGGTTGCATCCAAGCTATCGGGGTTTGAGCCGATTAGGATTTCACTCATCGTCGAAATGCTCCAAGTTTTTTGCGAGGTCAAGTAGGTACATCTCCACGTTGGTAAGGCCTCGAATCTCACCGCACATGTATTTATAGTCTTCGTAGTTTTTAGCTGCGCCTGAAGCAGCCGCCTCTGAGAGTTGCATGCGTCTGGCACGCAGCTCCCTTAGGATTGTTTCAATCACTTTGTCCATCATTCACCTTTTTTGGGAGGTCGATTAGATTGTTGTTTGCTTTGCTGCTCACGCTGCATACGCGCCTTGTGCAAGTCCATGCCTTGACGGAAGCCTTCTCTTTCATTTTCCGTATCTTGGCGTTCTTTGTCATTGATGTGTTTCATAGCCATAGTTGCGCCAGCAATTTCTTTTTGTGCGTCAATGCGCTCTTTCTCAACTTCTATTTGCTGAGCTTTGAGTTGTGCATCTGTAGCGTCTTTGGCTGCTTTGCGTTGTTGTTCGGCCTGTTTGATAGCCAACTCTTGCATTTGCATTTGAACCACAGGGTCTTGCATTTGTTGCTGAGCTTGTTGCGCTTGAGCTTCTTGCTGATGTTGTTGCAGCAGTTGTTGTGAAGCTTGTGCAGCCATCTGAGCAATTCTGTTCTCCATCTCTTTTGGAATAATGATGTCGTCGTCTTCTTCGTAGTTGGGGAGCTGCATGCCCATCTGTTGTTCCATCTGTTTGCGATACTCGTACCCTAAGTGTTCTGAAATATGCGCTTGCATAGTAGCCATCATGGTTTGCACGTTGGGGTTTTGCGCTAGCGTTTCTTGAATCTTTGGGTCTTGCATAGCCATACTATGTACAGCAATGTGTGCTTGATGGTCTTGGTAGAAGAAAGCCTTAACAGGTTTGCCCTTTAGTATGTTTTGGTTTTCTGTTACTGGATCACGCGGGTGCGTATCGTCTTCCATTGGTACAAGCTTCTGTGCGTTTTTGATACCCAACACTTCTAGCATCTGCCTATGAAGCAATGGCATGTCGTACAACTGAGGTGCGCTTTGTGCTAGTTGCAATACTGCTTGATACTGCACAACTTTTTGCGACATCGTTGCAGCGTTTGGATCACTAACAGGTATGACGTCTACTTGGTCGTAGTCCGACTGTTTAATTTTACGATCACCTGTATCTGGCTGGTAGTCATACTCTTCTGGTGTGTAGTCACGAATGATGCCTTTTAATAGACGTAACTCTTCGTGCATCGAGTAGTGAATCCGCGCTTGAACCGCAGACATAATTTTCAGCGTGCGCTCTAAGATTGCTAGTGTTGTACCTACTGGGGCTTGACCCGACATGTCACTAACTTTTAAGTCAGCCGCACTTGCAAAGCGACGACCCTCGTCAATGATTTGATTCATCAACTGAGCTAATACTTGTGAGGGTTCCTTATAGGGTAAGGGCAGTATGTTGTCCCTAATACTTCCACTCGGGACATCGACATCTCTAAATTCTCCCGGACTAATTGGGGTATCGTCCCCTTTAACTCGTAAGCCTCGAGACTTAAGCCCGCCCGGAAGGTTGGAGAGGGTGCCTGCATCAACCAGTTGACGCAAAATGGAAGTTCCAGATTTAGCATACGCACCTATTAGATGTATAAGACCAAAGCAGTAGAACCCAAAGCCGGGGATGTAACCGTAGTGTACAAAGTGATTGCGCTTTTGTTTTAGCTTGTCGTCAGGTTGCCAATTGCGCCTAATAGCTAGCACTTTTTGGTTCGACTTTTCTATAGTTACAATGTATGGCAACGCAATACCAGTAGGCTCGCCATGTTTGTCTGTGTCCTCGTAGCCGGGCAAGTCAAGGTTAACCTGCATCTCAAGTAGTTTATAGCGGTCGTCTGTTGAGGCTCTGAACCCCATCTTCTCCGCAATCTTTTTCTCTACCTCGTCTAATGAGTTGACTGGGTCGCCTAGGTCTATATCACTATAGAAGCCTTCTACTTGCAAGCGACGAACCTCGTTCTCAGTCTTGCGCATCACATGTGTGACACGGTCTGCTGTACGTAAGTCCGACGTACCATAAGGCACAACGACGTCTTCTGCTGGAACATAGATTGACGTTTGACGACCTAATGCTGGGTCGTAGTACACCTTCTTGAACGCATTACCTGATAGACCCAAGCCCCACAACATGCGCTCATGTTCTGGACGATACTCAGGCATCTCTTCAGTCAAGCGATAGTTCATATCCGCTTGTACGCGCTCAGCCGCCTCTTTTTTCTCTGTCGTTTCTTTACCAATGATCTTAGTCTTGACAGGCCCCGATGCGGGGAAAGTCTCCATGATCGTCTCACTTTGGAACTTAACAAGCGCCTCTGAGAGTAGGGGATGCGTAACACCACAAGCACCCGCCCAAGGTTCTGTGCGTTCTTCAAGCTTCATCCCCAAGAGGTCAATGCCATCGACGTAAGTCTGCATCCAATCTTTGCGACTAGATATATCATCTTCAAAGTCGCCCAGCAGCTCACTAGCTAATAGTGATAACTCACTGTCACCCATTTCTTCAGCTATGTTGGCATCAAAGTCATCCTCGTTCGGATCACCCTTGCGTATCTCTAACTCGAACCCTTCTGTGCCAATAGTTACTGACTCTGGGTCTTCAATCTCAATCTCCATATCAGGCTCGTCCATAGCCTCCTGCTCGATACCCATAGGCGCTGCGTACAGACCTTTATCTATTGCCATGATTTATCCTTAATAGTACGCAACCCTGCGGTGCGATTTAAATAATTTAGGCTCGTCTTGCTCATCGCTTGGTAAGCGTATGAATCCGCCTGCTCGGAACCTCATAAGTGCTAATGTTGTCGCATCCACCAAGTCATCATGCTCGCCGCTTGGGAACGACGCTATCTCGTCTATCAACTCTTCAGCCCAACGCGTCTCAGGAACCCAGACCTTACCACTAGCTATCAAATCAGAGACACTATTTAACCTGCTGATCTTATCCTGTCCTTTGCTCGGCGTATACTCCTGTACAGGGATTCCCATAGCTCTGAACTCGTATATCAGAGGGGCACCTGTCGCCTTCTTTTCTATAAGTATCCCATCAGGCTCCCAATCCTTATAGTGTTGGAACGCCGTTTTCTTCAGCTCTATCCACTCCATCCGCTCTTTGAAGGCGTTTAGTAAGATTATGTTTGGCTGGTCATTGTCGTCAGGGTTGTTCCAAACCCCCCACGTCGTGCAAGCCGAATAGTCGGCCCGCGTGTTTTTCTCAAACGCCGTATCCCACGTCTGTAGTATGTAGTCACACGGTGGCGGGTCTTCTCTTTCCCATATTTTCCACCATTCGCGTTTAACAATAGCGGAGTTATCTGACGTTGGCTGTTGCTGGTACTGGGCTTGCCACTTACTGTTAGGAAGTTCTGTTCTTAGCGCATCTAGCTCTTCCATAGACCAAAACTCAGGCCAGAGGGGGTTTCCAGACGGGAGAATCGCGGGAAACTCAATCACTTCCCACTCGTCCCCACCCCGTGAAGCACTGGATTTGACCACTTGTCCTGTTAAGTCACGCAATGACCACCGCGTCATCACTATAACTATGCTCCCGCCCGGCTGGAGTCGCTGCCGTGGCCCGGATGTGTACCACTCGTAGACCTTGTCGTATATATCTGGGTTGATTTGGGCTAATGCTGCCTCTTGTTCACTGTGCGGGTCATCAATAATCAGAATATCTGCGCCCTTACCGGTCACAGCACCGCCCACACCAATCGCAAAGTAGTCACCACCCTTGTTTGTGTTCCATCGACCGGCTGCTTTACTGTCAGTTTGGAGCGAAACACCCGGAAAAATGCGTGTATACACCTCAGAATCAACCAAATTTCGCACTTTTCGACCAAAACCAACCGCTAATTCGGCTGTATGGGACGTTTGGATGACCTTTTTGTGCGGAAACTTACCTAAAAACCACGCTGGAAGCAGATAACTAGCGAACTCAGACTTAGTATGCCGTGGTGGCATGTTGATTATCAGGCGTTTGCAGGTGCCGTTGGCTACTCGCTCGAACGCTTCTGCCATTCTATTGTGGTGCCGACCCCCAATAAACACAGGCCAGACCTCATGGACGAAGTCCAAGAACTTATTCTGTGCGCCTTCCTTGCGTTTCATCTCTTGCAGCGTCTCTAATTCTAACAATAGCTGCCGCTGCTCCGCCTCAGTTAGTAAGGGGAGTATCTTGGGTATGTCTTTCAGGCTTAAGCTATTTAATATCGGCAGACTCATCGTCCCCCTCATTGATCTCATCTAGTAATGCACGAGGCTCGTCCTCGATAACACCTAACTCGTCGTCCAGATTATCTGCAATGGGGGTTACGTCCACGATGCTCGCATTGAGTAGCCGTTTTACTCGTTCTTTGATGGCTTCTTCTAGGTCGCTGGACGTCTTGTGATTGATTGTGATCTCGCTGCGCTCAGTAAAGAGGCCGACATCGCTGTGCTTGCCTAGCAATTCTAGGGCTTTAAGTTCGTACCGTGGGTCGCCGCAGTTGGCAATCTCCATCAGTTTTGACGTGACTGCTGAGCGTATCTCCGCTGCATCCGTAGCTACTTGGTTGGCATAGCTTCGTAAAAATAAAGAGGCGGCGCTGGCTGCGCTGGGTGTTTTTAGTGCGTGCTTAGCTACGTGGCGGTTTGATGCCTTGAATAGCTCAAGCGTCTTATCTATGTCGTCTTTCTCGATCTCGATGGATGCACCAAGCTCTTCTAACAAGTCTGCTGTGTTGGCAGCGACGACTACTGTGTCGTGGAAGTTTTTGGCTTCCTCGGTATCTAAGTTGTAAGGGACGGCATGCTCCCCTGTTGGCTCAATATTAACCATGCGGGGGTTATAGCAGATAACAGAGAAGACGTAAAGGTTGTTGGTACTCGCTGCATCTGTGGAGTTGAGCGCCGTGCATCCACACTCGGTTCAGCCTTCACAG